AGCAGGTAGACGTAATGTACCACAATTACTTGCTAATGAAATGTATAACATTTCAAAACGCAGAATGAAGAACAGTGAAAAAGAAAGCACTGTCTTTGTTCTTAAGTGGTAACATTGAACTATTTTTATTTATTTTTTCTAAGCCCCTTTTTAGGGGCTTATTTTATTTTAACTTGGATATGTAAACTTCTGTTCATATATTTATCGTATGCTATTGTGGCGGAATAGGTAGACGCGTTGGACTTAAAATCCAATGATCTTAAACGATCGTGCAGGTTCGATTCCGGCCAGTAGTACAAAAACGAACACTTTCCCAGGTTTTCCCGGAACGTATGCTAGGAGTTTTGTAAGAAAGTATGCCCCCTTAGCTCAGTTGGTAGAGCCACTGATTTGTAATCAGTAGGTCGTAGGTTCGAGTCCTACAGGTGGCTCAAAATGTACTTATAAGCATACCATAAGAACTGCTTATAGGTCTTTTTCGGAAAGTTGGCAGAGCGGTTGAATGCGGCAGTCTTGAAAACTGTTTTAGTGAAAGCTAACTGGGGTTCGAATCCCTGACTTTCCGCTAATAAGGGAGTTCTTTAACATACTAAAAACAAAAAGGAGAAAAAGAACATGGAAACATTATCATTCGCTTTTGGAGTACTTTCGATGATTGGATTACTATTTGTAATTGCAATCGTTATAGGTGCTGTAAAGGTAATTAAACAAGGAAAACGGATAGAAGAATTAGAACAACAAGTTTCAGATAATATGAGAGATGTAATGGAAACAACACATCACAGATTTGAAGAAACTCACAGAAATCTCGATCAACGTATAGATGATACGCATCGTAGAATTGATGAAAACTCAAGAAACGTTCACGATCTAATTGACAAAAACTATACTGAATTAATCAGCTATACGGACTCAAGATTAGATAAGTTAGAACAAAAACTAACTAGCACTATAAACGCTAAACAAACTTTGAAAGCATAATTAAAATAGAATATTAACCCGTTAAAGAGCTCCCTTATTTATTGCCCTCTCGTCTAAAGGCAGGACAAGTGTTTTTGGTACACTGAATCGAGGTTCGAATCCTTGGGGTAACCATATTTATTAGAGATGAAAGTCTTTAATATTTCTGGTGGTGCCACTAAAATAGGTGGTTTATTCGCTAAATCAGAGCGAATAATTAAAGAATTTGGTTATAAACCAGATATTATCTCAGGAATTTCTTCAGGCGCTTTATTAGCTTTGCCTATTGCTATGGGTAAATGGAATGAATTAAAATTACTAATTCATAATATTAAATCAGATAATATATTTGATAATAGTCCTGTTAATGAAAAAGGTAAAATTACACTAAAAGCTATATGGAGATTATTAATGGGTAAACCTTCTTTAGGTACTCAAAATAACTTACGTAAAACTTTATCTAGTCTTATTACCGAAAAAGACTTTAATGAATATATTAATGGTAAATATCCTAAAGTATTTATTGGAGTAACTAATTTTAATTCAGGTAAATTTGAACTTATAAATATTTTAGATTTAAATTATGAAGATTATTTAGATTATGTTATTGCTTCTGCATCTATTCCATTTGCAGTAGAAGGTGTGGAAATTAATGGTAAAATTTATTTTGATGGTGGTGTTTTACATCATACTTGTACTACTGAAGTAATAAGAAAGTATAAATTAAAAATTACACATTGTATTACAGTATTTTCAAGACCTAGAAATATGAATTTATCTTACGATTTATTTGATCAAATTGATATAACTCAGGTTGCTAAACAATATGAAAATATAAGTACAGCTTATGCTAGTTTAACAGATCAAATAGTAGAAAAAGAACTTTGTACTCAATATAAAATTAAAAACATACAGGTATTTTGTCCTAGTGTATTAAAATCATTATATGATGTTGATCCTGCTAGATTAAAAGAATTATACATAAGAAGTTATAATATAGAAGATAAAAAATATTACACAGAATTTATATGAAAAAATTTATAATTGATATGTTTTCCTCTAAAGAAGGAGTATCACATAAAAGAGTACTAGGTGCATTAGGATTTATATCTTTAATAGTTTATATGTTTATTTATCATGATAATATTTCAATAGAAGCTGTTGAATATGTAACGATAGCATATGGTTTAGGAACAGTAGCAGAAAAATTTATTAAAAAACCAAAATTAGAACCCGAAATTCAAGAAGATATAGAACAACAATAATATGGATCAAATTACATTAAATAGAATAGAACAATTACACCCAAATTTAAGGGATGAAGTTAAGGAAATATATCAAGAAATATGTGAAGCTTTAACTGGAAGAGCGATATGTCGTTTTGCTTATACTTTAAGAACAATTAAAGAACAAAATGACTTATATGCTCAAGGTAGAACAAAATCAGGTAAAATAGTTACTAACGCTAAAGGAGGTCAATCATATCACAATTATGGTTTAGCTATTGATATAGTATTGTTAGTAGATAAAGATAAAAACGGAACATTTGAATCAGCTTCATGGCAAACTAACGTAGATTTTGATGGAGATGGAAAATCTGATTGGATGGAAATAGTTAAAATATTTAAGATAAATGGTTGGGAATGGGGTGGTGATTGGAAATTTACTGATTTACCTCACTTCCAAAAAACATTAGGTAAATCTATTAAACAACTACAAACTATAGCTAAACAGCCAGGAACCTCATATCCTGCGTTTTAGTAATATATTTATATATAATCAATGTAATCTATCGATTTTTATAAAATAATAAGTTATATACACTATAATTATGAATATAGACAAAATTTTTAATATGTTTGAATCCGAAGCTAAACCAGCTCCTGAAAGTATAGTATTGGTAGATTTTAAAGATCATCCTTATTATTGGGTTGGTATGTTTAGAAAAATAATGTTAAATTATAATCTGTTTAGTAAAAAATTTGTTTCTTTATTTCGTGAAGATGGTTCACAAGTAGATATGGCTGATGTAGAAAGAGCAGGTGAACATTTTGTTTATGAAAGAGTCTGGGGGTATATTAGTAAACTAGATATAACTGTACCTATACATTTATCTTCATTATTACAATTCAAAGATCCTATATTAGTTAAAAACTTAGATAAAACCCTTTTACATTTCCAAAATAATGAAGAGTATGAAAAATGCGCTCATATCCTCAAACTTATAGAGGAATTAAAAAAATATTAATTTTAGCTTGGATATCTAATATTTTTCTCGTATCTTCTTAACCATATTAAAAAATATATTATGAAAAATAGAGAAATAATAATGAGGAGATTAGAACATATAGAATCAAATATGACTAAACTCGATTTTATCTTAAAAAGACAAGGTAGTAGGGAAGAATTTGAAACGGTAATATTCGATACTAAAGAATATATCAATGACGCTAAAGCGTTTATTCAACAAGAACCACTATCACCAGGGGAAGTTAATCCACAATATTAATTATGCGATTAGAAGCTAAAGAAATTCAACAAAATTGGGTTCGACTAATAGGTTTTATTGAAGACCATATTTCAGAACCTCGTAAAAATAAATTGATTGACTTTTATAATAAATTTCAAGAACGAATTATTATGATGCCTGCCTCTCATAAAAAAGAATATCATAATGCTTTTCCAGGAGGTTATGTAGATCACGTTAATCGTGTTATTACATGTGCTCTTCATTTACATGAATTGTGGGGTCAAATGGGAGCGGATTTAAATACTTATACTAAAGAAGAATTAGTATTTTCTGCTTTAAACCACGATTTAGGTAAAATAGGAAATGATGAGAATGAATCTTATATAGAACAAGATGATAAATGGAGACGTGAAAAATTAGGTGAAGATTATAAATTTAATAATAAATTAGCATTTGCATCTGTACCTGATAGAGGATTATTCTTACTACAAGATAATGATATAAAATATACATTCAATGAAATGATTACCATCCAGACTCATGACGGTTTATATGATGAAGGTAATAAAAAATATTTAATGTCTTATACTCCAGAACAAAAACCACGTACATCATTACCATTTATTGTTCATCAGGCGGATTTAATGGCTGCTCGTATTGAATTTGAAAAAGAATGGTTACCTAAATTTAATGGTGAAACTATAGAGGCGCCTAAAAAATCATTTGTTTTAGAAACTAAAATTACAACTAAACAAAAAGCATTAGGTACAGTTAAAAGTGAAAGTTTAAAAAATTTATTAGATAGCTTATGATATATGTTTTAATTATTTCCCTAGTAGGATTATGTGCTGTACTAGGATTTACTACTTACAATCTTTTAAAGAAAAATGAGGCTCAAGAAGATATATTATCTAGCTATATGACATATCTAAATAAAATATCTGATATAATTGACTTTTCAGATAAAAAATTAAAAGAAGTTGATGAAAAAGGTTCATTTAAAAGTGATGATGAAGTAGGTTTTTTCTTTGAACAAATTAAATCCCTTCAAGATATATTAAATTCGTTTAATGTAAAAAATATCTAATATGGAAGAAGTAATAGTAAAGAAAAAGAAAAAAGGTGTTCAATATTTTACTAAAGATACTGAAAATGCAATTGTAAAATATAATAATACTAAAGACTTTGAAGAACGATCAAATATCTATAGAGATGAAATTCATTATGCTTTTTTTAAATTAACAGAAAATATCATTCATACTTTTAAGTTTTATTATACTGAAGTAGAAAATATTGAGGATTTACAACATGAGGTAATAACATTTTTATTATCTAAAATTCATAGATTTAATCCTGAAAATGGAGCAAAAGCATATTCTTATTTTGGAACTATTACTAAACGCTGGTTAATTCTATATAACCAGAAAAACTATAAAAAAAGAGTAGATAATATTGATATAGAAGTACTAGAAGAAGATGAAAAATTTTCATATGAATTAGAAGATTCTCAACCTATAGAACGTTTATCTTATTATATAGACGAATATGTTAATCATTGTACTGAACAAATTTTTAATTTATTTCCAAAAGATGAAGATGCTAAAATAGCAGATGCTGTATTAGAATTATTTCGTAAAAGAGAACATTTAGATATATTTAATAAAAAAGCACTTTACATTTATATTCGCGAAATAGTAGATGCTAAAACACCTAAAATAACCAAAATAACCACTAAATTATATGATATTTTTAAAACTGGGTATTTATTTTATTTAGAATATGGGTATGTAAAGTTTAATTCCTAAATATTTATAATAAAATATCACATATTTATGTCACAATTCGATAATATTGTCTTTGGTAAGAAAAAATTTTCTCATTTATTAGAAGAAATTTATAATAATCAAAAGAAAAAAGATACCCAGTTAGTAGCTCTTATAAATGAGTTAAAACCTCTTATTTCTGAAATAGGAGATGCAACATTAATTGTTCCTTTAATTAAAGAATATTTAGAAATTAGTGTTAAAAATGATGATTTACTAATTAAAATGGCAGCTTTAGCACAACGTGCAATGCAAACCCAAACAGCAGATGGATCTCTAACAATTTCAGACGAAGAAAAAGAACAATTACTTTCAGCTGTTGCCGAGTTAACTCAAGGAGGTAAATAATGGCATATGGTTTTTCAGCAGTTAATAAAAATTTAAATAATGGTATAATTCCTAATGGAAATTTATCTAATAATAACATATTAACTGCTGTACGTGTTAAAAATATAATTTTAAATGAAACATCAACTAATTTTAAAGAATTAGGTGAATGGGATGCTTTAGGTGCTATAGAATTTGAAGATGTATTTAATCCTAGTGTTAAAGGTAATGCAAAACCACTATTTGGAAATATAAAAAATTTTCCATTAATAAATGAAATAGTTTATTTATTTTCACTTCCTAGTACTTTAATAGGAGAAACAACATCTGAAAATATAAAATATTATCTAACTCCTGTTGCTCTTTGGAATCATCCACATCATAATGGTTATCCAACAAATGCTAATGAAAATCCATCAACTCAACAAAAAACATACATTCAAACAGAATTAGGTAATACTAGTAAAATAACTAATCAACCATCAACAATAAATTTAGGACAAACATTCATTGAACGATCTAATATACATCCATTATTACCCTTTGAAGGAGATATAATATATGAAGGAAGATGGGGAAATAGTGTAAGAATAGGCTCGACTGTAAAAGATACTATAAATAATTGGTCTATAACAGGATCAAATGGTGATCCTATTTTAATTATTAGAAATGGACAAGGAACTCAAACTGAGGAAGGTTGGATACCTACTATAGAAAATATTAATAATGATGATTCATCTATTTATCTTACTAGTACTCAAAAAATTCCTTTAGAAGCATCAAGTATTTCATATAATAGTTACACAACCCAACCTCAATCACCTTTTGAATACTCAGGTAAACAAATATTTTTTAATTCAGGAAGATTAGTTTTAAATTCAACAAAGGATCATATATTATTAAGTTCAAATAAATCAGTAGGTTTAAATGCTATTAATAGCATAAATATTGATACACCATTAACCGTTATCCAATCTAATAAAATTTTATTAGGTTCTAAAGATGCAACTCAATCAATGATTAAAGGAGATTTATTAATAATTGAATTACAATCATTATTATCTCAATTAACTTTATTAACTACATCATTACAAGCAGTACCTCAAACATCAGCAGCAGCTACATTAATGTTATCTGAATTACCTAAAATATCAGCTAATCTTGAAAAAACAAAATCCCAAGTAAATAAATTAATATAATGGCTACTGTAGATTTAAAAACGTTTGAGAATTCATTACCTGATAGTTTAAAATCAACTGGATCAGAAAAATTAGGACAAATTATTTTAGAAAAAGGAATCCAAATAAATGATTTAATTCAACCTCAATTAATTAAACTTTTATCTAATTTAACAACACCTGATGGTTTGTGTTTACCTGAAGCTCAATTAAATTTAATTATAATTCAAAGAAATAATATAGTAGATAACTTAAATCAAATAGAAAAATATTTAAATTTAACAACAAAAGCTGTAGGAATAAATTCAATAACACTAAATACATTAATAACAACAGTAAAAGTATTAAGAGGTCTTAAACCGGCAGCAATAGCAGCAACATCTGCTAGTCCTGTACCAGGTCCATTTGCTAGTTTAGTACTTCAAATTAATGAAACATTAGATAATTTAAAATTTGATACTTTAGGAAATTCAAAATTAAATAAATTAAAAATAATAATTGATAGTACTGCTACTCCTATTTCATTAACTTCTCAATTTATAACTAAAGCTATTACTATATTAGGTCTTATAGATATTATAATAAAAAAATGTTCACCAAATTCAACATTATCTCCAATATCACAAGATTTAATAAATATTACTGAAGCACAATTAATAGCAACTCAGACACTAAATAATATTACTTATAAAGGTTTTATTATTGAAATACAAGAAGTACCTTTTAGCCCTACAGTAAATCGTAGAAAAGCAGTTGGTAAAAATGCTCAAGGTATTCCATTAATAGAAACCGAATTATCATTCACAACAATACCACAAATTCTCATCAATGAATTAAAGCTAATAATTGATAGAGATAATTTAAAAGCTTATTAATTTAATATTTATAAACAATGAAACCATCTGAATTCAAGAAAATTATCAAGGAAGCCGTAAAAGAAGCATTTCAAGAAGAATTTAAAGAAATTTTAATGGAGGCTGTTAGGTCTCCAAAAAGTACCTCTACAGGAACAGGGTACGGTACTGTTACAGAAACGTATGCACAACCAAGAATTGAAAATCCTAAAAAATTAACACCAGTAGAAAGACAAGCAATGTTTGGTGGGATTATGAATGAAATGCAAAATGGAGGAATAGCTAATACTAATAATATTCCTTTTAGACCTACAGGTCCTATAGATCCAGTTAATGGTTCTTTACCTGAAGGTGAAGTAGGATTAGATATGATAATGGGATTAATGAATAATAAATAGTGGCATTCGGAGCAAAGAAAATATTTCCTATAGATACACGTCCTGGAACGGGTGTTGGGATAGGTTTACCTTTTAATGCTCCTGCTGTTTTTTCTATTACTTATACTACAAAAGAAGCAATTAAAAACAACTTAATTAATTATTTTTTAACTAATAAAAACGAAAGATATTTAAATCCTACTTTTGGTGGTGATTTAAGAGCATTTATATTTGAACAAATAACAAGTGGAAATCTTGATTATTTAAAAGAAGATATTCAAAATCAAATAGGATTATATTTTCCTAATGTTATAGTAGCAAGTTTAAATATAAATTCATACCCAGATGTTAATCAAATAGAAGTTATATTAACATATGATATTAAAGATACAGGATTAACGGATACAATACAATTAGCATTTACATAATGGCTACTAAAAAAAGAAATATACAATATATAAATAAAGATTTTAGTGAATTAAGAGCAAGTTTAATTAACTATGCTAAAACTTATTTTCCTACAACGTACAATGATTTTACAGAAGCATCCCCTGGAATGATGTTTATGGAAATGGCTGCTTATGTAGGTGATGTTTTATCATTTTATCTTGATAACCAATTACAAGAAACTTATTTACAATATGCTCGCCAAACTAATAATTTATTTGAATTAGCTTATATGTTTGGTTATAAACCAAATGTAACCCAAGTAGCTTCAACACTAGTTGATTTTTATCAACAAGTTCCAGCTAAATTATCAGGTTCAACATATATTCCTGATTTTGATTATACTTTATTAATTAACCAAAATGCTACAGTATCAGCTCTTACAATTCAAAACACAACATTCTTAATAGAAGATCCAGTAGATTTTTCAGTTTCTAGTTCAGGAGATCCTACTGAAGTATCTATATTCTCAGTCTCAGGAGGTAACCCAACATATTTTTTATTAAAGAAAACCAGAAAAGCAATTTCTTCAGCAATTAGTACTACTACTTTTAGTTTTGGATCTCCAGCACAATTTTCAACAGTAACTATTGATACACCACGTATTGTAGGTATTTTAGATATATTTGATACTGATAGTAATCAATGGTATGAAGTAGATTATTTAGCTCAAGATACAGTATATGATTCTATAAAAAACACAAATGTAAATGATCCTAATTTATCACAATATAGTGGAGATACTCCTTATATTTTAAAATTAAAACAGGTTCAAAGAAGATTTACTTCAAGATTTTTAGATTCTCAAACACTACAATTACAATTTGGAGCTGGTACAGCAACTGATACCGATGAAATGATAATACCTAATCCAAATAATGTAGGTATAGGTTTACCGTTTGAAAAATCAAAATTAAATGCAGCATATGCTCCTTCAAACTTTATGTTTACTAAAACATATGGTATTGCTCCTTCAGCTACAACATTAACAGTAAGATATTTAACAGGTGGAGGAGTAACATCTAATGTTCCTGCTAATAGTTTAACAAATTTATCTTCAAATACTACTTTTTTAAATTCAAATTTAAATAATACAACAGCAAATACTATATTTAATTCATTAGCTGTTACAAATCCAGTAGCAGCAAGTGGTGGTGGAGATGGAGATACAATAGAAGAAATTAGACAAAATTCATCTGCTAATTTTGCAACACAATTACGTAACGTAACTCAAGATGATTATTTAGTTAGAACATTATCAATGCCTGCTAAATACGGTGTTGTTTCTAAAGCATTTATTGAACCTACAAAAGCACAATCAATATCTGCTGGTGAATCTAATTCAATATTAGATTTATATATTTTATCATATGATATAAATCAAAAATTAACATTATCTTCACAAGCTATAAAACAAAATGTAATAAATTATTTATCTCAATATAGAATGGTAAATGATGCTGTTAATATTAAAGATGGTTTTATTATTAATATTGGAGTAAATTTTGATATTATAGTATTACCTAATTATAATAGTAATCAAGTTTTATCAAGTTGTATATTAGCATTACAAGATTATTTTTTAATAGATAAATGGCAAATAAATCAACCTATTTTATTAAGAGATATTTATGTATTATTAGATAGAATAGATGGTGTACAAACAGTTAAAACAGTTAATATAACTAATAAAGTTGGAGAAAATTTAGGATATTCACCTTATGCTTATGATACTCAAGCTGCAACAATTAATAATGTTGTTTATCCATCATTAGATCCTTCAATATTTGAAGTAAAATATTTAACACAAGACATTCAAGGTAGAGTAGTAAACTTATAATAAAATGGCAGTATATAAATTATTTCCGACTAAAGACGCAACAATATACTCATTGTTTCCAGCAATGAATACAGGATTAGATCCTATTATAGAGGCTACACTTACCTCATTTGCATATTCAAATCCAAACCCACAAACAAGTAGATTTTTAATTTCATTTGATGAAACAGAAATTGAAGATGTTTTAGAAAATAAAATAGGAATTAGTAGTTCGGCTCAACTTTTAAATACTTCAAGTTGGAAAACTACATTAAATTGTTTTATAGCTACAGCAACAGGTTTAGAAATATCTCCTACAGGTACATTATTAGAATGCTACCCTATTTCAGGGGCTTGGGCTATGGGAACAGGTCAATATTTAGATGAACCTATCTCTACTGATGGTACTAGCTGGGTTTGGCAAACATATTCTGGTTCACAAGCTTGGGGAACTTCAAATTTTGGTCCTTCAGCAACTGGTTCTTATAACACTGTTTATGCACCAGCTGGTGGTGGTACTTGGTATACAGGATCTATTAGTTCTTCTAGATTAAATTCAAATATATATCCAATAACAGCATCCCAAACATTTAATTATAAACAGACAAAAGATACTAATTTTGATGTATCTAATATAATAAGAGCATGGTATACTGGAGCTATTCCTAATAATACATTTGATGGATTTATAATAAAACAAGATCCTGAATTTGTTGACAGTAAAGACTATCAACCAGAATTAAAATATTATTCCGTTGATACTAACACAATATATCCTCCACAATTACAATTTAGTTGGAGAGATTATTCTTTTAATACAGGTTCATCAACTCAAACAATTCTAAATATATTACCAGCAACTATAACAATAGAGGAAAATCCTGGTATTTTTTATAATGAAAGTATAAATAGATTTAGAGTAAATGCTCGCCCAGAATTTCCAATTCAATTATGGCAAACATCATCAGTTTATACTAATAATTACTATTTACCTACATCCTCTTATTATGCTATAAAAGATTTATACACTAATGAATTTATAATTGATTTCGATCCTTTATATACGCAACTAAGTGTTGACTCAGTATCAAGTTATTTTGATATATACATGAACGGTTTAGAACCTGAAAGATATTATACTATTTTAATTAAAACAACTATTAATGGATCAACTATAGTATTTAATAATCAATATTCATTTAAAGTTAATAATGGATAATGGAAAATATAACACCAAATAAATTAGTATATGATAAAAGTCAATACGAAAAAGTAATAGATACTTCTTTTACTCAATTAATCCAACCACAAGTAACAAGTTCTTTGCCAACAATTACTGTTGCTGAATTTTTTCAAAATTATCAAGAATTATTTTTTTCCATACCTAAATTTGGAGATACAAATTCTCATGAGTATCTTGTTAAAACGAGTAGTGAATATATTGGATCTACTAATGTAAATGATGATTTAATTCAAGCATTATTAGAAGAAACAAATCAATTAAGACAAGAAAATCTTGACTTACAACAACAAATTACATCAGGGAGTATAATATAATAAATGGCAGAAATAATTAA